TACCTCCCAATTCTATACGGTAACCTACTTGAAAGGTAGTGACACACTTACCTGTGATAGTGACGTCGCGCGCGGTAGTCCACGCTCCCGCACCCACAGTACGTTTGTAAATCCGTAATGCTACAGTGCCTCCATGAAGATCACCGGTTGTGGCATCTTGTGTTGTAAGTGCTGGGAAGCTAAGCAATACACGTGCGGCATCAATGGGACCATATACAGTACGTGTAATTGGAGTCGTGTAAAGGATTTCCACATTGACAGCTTGAGTGTTCTCCGCGGAAGAGAACCCCGTTACAGGATCCTGGTCGACCGTCCCTGTGCGCTCATTCCAAGCAACGCCTTGAAATTGATAGTCTCCTCCGGGGCCCCGTAAAGCGGTATTATCAAAGTAAATTGACATTGCATCATTTACTAAGCCTAGTATAGGACCGCTACTGACCACATCGATAATCCGGGCAATCGAGTTCGAGCGCAGTGTGTTGGGGTCTTCGACAGCGACTCTTCCAGCACCGCTTCCGCTCTTACCGCCAGTCATACCCCCAGAACCCTTAAGGACACAATCTTTAAGAGGTGATTTTACAATTATTTGTTCTGGGAGGAAACTGCCGTGCATTAACCGCCTCCTTGTCCCATGGAACCACTATCTCCACCAGTGCCGCCATAGCTACCATCTACTTGCTCAGAAATTATATCAGAGGAGACCACTACAGATCCAGCACAGAACCTTCCATACAATAGCGGTATTGGACTTCCCTGCTCTGTGACGTTTACAGGGCCACTAAACAAGGTACTTGCGTTTGTCTCTGCTGTAGTTTGTCCAGTAGAAGAAGGTGTAGGGGATATCATCTGGGCAATTCCTCCCAGAATCATAGCGGCGCCAAAGCCAGCTATTTGTGCATATGAGATAGAGAATCCTAAGGCTTCAACACCAAAAGCAGCTGTACCCATACCCATTGTGGGCCCCGCAGCACCTACTACAGCAGGCGCAAAATAAAAGGCAGCCGCAACCATAGCTACACCTAGAATAGTCTTAACTACACCACCCCGCTTGCTTCCTTCTAATACGGGTATAATATGAAGTTCGTGCTTCTTAAACAGAGACATTTTTAACATGTCAACATCCAAGTCTAACTCTCCGTAGGCAGATTTTCTTTGTACCTGGAAATGTCCCGAGGTGAGTCTTTTGCGGAATCCCTTTATTTGGATGCAGAGTGCCCGCACAGCTTCTATGGGGGTGCTTACACTGAGGTTGTAGGGGCCCCCAAACTGTGCCAAGTCACCATGCAGATAAACGACTGCCATTAAGTACCTCCAGTCTCTTTAGTGCCCACGTAGCGCAACCAATGTGTAATAAACTTTTGCCAACGTAGGATGGGTTCTCTCCGACTAAGTCTCCCTTCTAAATGATGTAATGCTATACCATTATCCAAAAGTACCCCTCCATGGTTGGGTACAGAAGAGCGTACTTTGCCCAAAAAGAAGTCACCTGCCTGTCGTTGGCTTTCTTCAATTCGTACAAAGCCTAATTCGGGAAAGCCTTGTTGATACAGATCTTGATTCTTCTCCCACCACTTATTGTCTCGAGCGTACTCAGGCAAAATAATTTTTTTAGTCTGCCAGAACCAAGCTCTTATAAGTGAGTAGCAGTCACTAACACCGTGGATGAATTTCCGCCCAATAAGGGGCTCTTCCAAACGGAAGTCACCCCAAAAAAGAGGATCAAATACCTCTATTTGGTTGGGGTATTCTTTCACAGGGAGAATACCCCAAATAACAGCAGAGTCCATTTGCCCCTGCATATCCTTCTCTGAAGGAGCACAGGTTGTGGGTACAGTATTAACATGGCTATGAAGTACCGCTTGTAACTTATCCCCTGCGGCCAAATACGTATCGTTGTTTATGTTGAAGTCCTTTTTAGGGTCGGCAGCTTCGTTTTTCACTTACACGTAACTGCCGTCTACAATCAACCCACAACTTTCGTATGGAAACTCAGCAGCTGCGTGGCGTTTTGCGGCTGCGATCGCTTCCGGAGGAAATTCTGGTAAAACAAACATTACAACCTCACTCGAGCTACTCCAGGAAAACTAGCTGTAGGCAACTCCGCAGTAGCACCAAAACGGAGTTTACAGTCACTAACACGTTTGCCGCAACGATCGCTACTACTACTGCATACGTTGCCGACTTCATTATAACAGGCTGTGCCTGTATAAGGACAAGTAGCTTTTGTATAA